TTTCCTGTTATCAATAAAGGTACGAATAAACTTGAAATCATACCTTCCGATATAGGAACAGCAAAGGTTACATATAGGGAGCGATTTAGATGAGAACACCAAGTGGAATATTACATGTTGTTGATTCACAAACAGATCAAATTATCGGAGCGATTCAATCAAAGGATTATTGGAATGACAATAGGCATTGGGAGATTAAAAATAATGTTGATAAGCTAGATTTTACGGTTTTTGATGGTACAAAAGAAGCCGCAGCGCTTACGCAACAAAATTTGGTCTTAAAAGAGGTAAGGGGTGGACGAATTGTTCCATACACAATTACTGAAACAGAAAAAGATTCTAATAATAGATCCCTTACAACTTACGCGTCTGGTGAATGGATTTTACTTGGTAAAGCAAATTATATTGATCCACAAAAATTTGAAGCAAAAACAGTAGGGGAGTATGTAGATATAGCTCTTAAGGGAACGAAATGGAAAAAAGGAAATATTTCTTATGAAAGTTTCCGTTCTATGACCGTTGATGAATTTATTGATCCATTAAGTTTTTTGAAAAAGATTGCTTCTCTATTTGAACTAGAAATTCAATATCGAACTGAAGTCGTAGGGAATCATATCGAACGGTATGTTGATATGATAAAAAAACGCGGGCAGGATACAGGGAAAACAATTGAATTAGAGAAAGATTTAATTGGAATTAAGCGAATTGAGAACTCGCAAAATATCTGTACAGCTTTAATTGGTTTTGTGAAAGGTGAAGGCGATAACATTATTACGATAGAAAAAATTAATAATGGTCTTCCTTATATTACTAATATTGATGCTTTTCAACGATGGAATGAAAAAGGTAAACATAAATTCGGTTTTTATAGTCCAGAAACTGACAATGAAAACATGTCTCCTGAACGTCTGAAAACTTTAATGGAAATAGAAATGAAGAAATGTGTAAATGCGTCTGTTTCTTATGAGGTAAAAGCGGCATCCATAGGACGTGTATTTGGATTAGCGCATGAATTGATTAATGAGGGGGACACAATCCGAATTAAAGATACAGGATTTACACCAAAACTTTATTTAGAAGCAAGAGCAATAGCTGGAGACGAATCTTTTACTGATCCTACACAAGATAAATATGTATTTGGAGATTATCGAGAAATTGTAGATCCTAACGAAGAATTACGAAAGATTTATAATCAAATTCTTGGTTCGTTAGGTAGTAAGCAAGAAATGCTAGATCAGCTAGAGAAATTGGTAAAAGAGAATGGAAAAACAATTGAAACGATACGAAAAGAATCCCAAGCAGCGAAAGAGTTGGCAGAGAAAGTTCAAGAGAATCTTAAAAATAATACGGTAAATATTATTGAAGCTAAAAATCCACCGACCGATAATCTTATAGTGGGTAAAACATTATGGCGAGATATTAGTAACGGTAAACCTGGTATTTTAAAAGTGTGGAATGGAAAAGGTTGGGAACTCCTTATTCCTGATGTGGAGTCAGTTAAAAAAGATACACTGGAGCAGGTTAATAAGGATATTAAACTCACAAAAGAAGAATTAAATAAGAAAGTGGAAGAAGCGCAAAATGAAACTTCAGGACAATTCAAGGAAGTTAAAAATAGTCTTCAAGAAGTTTCGCAAACTATTAAAAATGTGCAAAACTCTCAAGGTGAAATTAATAAAACTGTTTCTGAAATGAAACAAACCAATGAAAGTTTTACTAAATCTATTGAGTTACTAACAAAAAAAGACGGTGAAATTACTGAAAAGCTAAATACAGTGGAGGATACAGTTGAAGGTACAAAACAAATTATTGCTGATGTGAAGCAAACAACAAACGATTTAACAAAAACAACAAATGAAATAAAGAATACGGCCACTTCAAATAAGCAGACCATTGAACAATTACAAACCGATATGAGTAACATTTCTGTGGGTTCAATTAATCTAGCAAGTGATTCAGAAACAGGGTTAAACAAATATAATATGATTGGAACATGGTCAGATAGTAAGCAAATGATTGTTTCTGATAAGATTAATTATAGAAACAAAACATTTACGATGTCCTTCTTATTCACTGGAAAAATGACAAAATTCAATGCAAATCCGTGGTTTGGTGTGGAAGCAGCGATAACGTATGCAGATGGAGAACAAGAATGGAAATCTGTACGTGCAGACTCACAATTAAAGATTAATGTAGATTACAAGGATGAGCCTCTAACTGTTACATTCAAAACAAAAGATAAAGACGTAACTCAGATTAGATTTTACTACTCGGGGCGTAATATTGATGGGAATGTAAACTCTCATCATGCGAAATTTGAAGAAGGAAATATTCGAACTACATGGCAACTTTCCAATGAAGAAGTTACTTCTAAAGCAACATTCACGAAAAAAACAACCGAGATTGAGCAAAGTGTGAAGGGAATCAAAGAAACCATAACAGATGTAGAAAATAATCAGAGTGGATTTGATAAACGTGTAACAAAAGTAGAGAAAACCGCGGATAGTATTTCACAAAACGTAGGTCAGGTGCAAGAAATACAAACTCAGCAAGGGAAAACGCTTAGTGAGGCTAATTCAAAGATAGAACAACATAGTAAAGCACTAGAAATGCAGTTAAAAATGAAAGATGTTGAGGATTATGTAGGTGGTATAGGGAATCAAACTGTTTTACGTAATGTCCTATGGAAAAATGACACGAAATATTGGACGCTTCAATCTGGAACCACAAGAGATACAACTATTTTATATAAAGGTTGTAATACCCTTCGTACAATCTCAGCAGGAAATACAACAGACGTATACAGAGGGGCTTCACATGAAATTATAAATGCTGGTCCTGGTTGGAATTATGTTTTTTCCGCATACTTTTATACAGATAATAAGTCTAGCATTGATAATGGCGCAAAAATGGAGCTAAAATGTTTAGATGCAAATGGAAATGTGTTGAAGCAATACGGACAAGACATTACGTTAACACAAGGAATCTGGATAAGACATCATGTGTTTGGTCTACTTGTAGAAGGAACGAAAAAAGTGCAAGTACAATACTGGCTACGTAGAAATGGGAGACTGTGGGCAGCACAACCTATGTTACAGATCGGTGATAAACCTTCTTCATTTCAGGAGAATCCTGTTGATATTGTAGATAAAGATAAAATAATAGAAGAATTGGGAGATAGAATTGCTACCGAAGAATTTAATCAAAAAATTACTGATTTAACACGAACTATCAAACAAGATACAGAAGGAATTGTAATTGAGTCTATAAAAAGGGAGACATATTCAAAAACAGAAGCAGGAGAAAAGTTTGCTGATAAAGGTTATGTCAAAGAGATGGGCTCTAAGTTACAGGTACTAGATGATGGTATCCTAGCGCAAATTTTAAAGGATGGTATTGTTACTGCTCTCAATATGTCTCCTGGGAAAATTACAATTAATGCTGCAAAACTAGATATTAATGCAGATACAATGGTCAAATGGTTAACAGCAAAAGGTATTGATACGAATCTTATTAGAATTGACGGTGACAAGATAACCATTGATAAAGATGGTGTAACTGTTAAAATGCTAGACTTCCTATTCCAAGACGAATGGGGCACAAAAACAACAGCGGTATCAAGACGAAACCTAATAGCAGATCCCGACTTTTCTAGTGTTACGAAGAAAAACATTGGACATAGCGATTATTATGGGTTTGAGGGTGGATACGGTCTTACTTGGAGGTCATGGGGAAACGTTGTAATAGAAAAGAATACACATATATTCGATTACGAGCAAATGGTGAATGCTGCAAGGGTAGATATGTATAACTATCCAGAAACAGTCGTGAATAATGGAATACATCCTGGTAACGAATATACAGTTTCTGCGCACTTTAGAACGTCTATGATAAATGGTGTACGTAAAACAGGGAAACCACGTTTACAAGTATGCTGCGTTAAATTCCGAGATAACGTAAGTTACGACATATTGAGTGAACAAAAGATGGACTTCCCTGAGCCGTCTACATTCTACGGAGAAATCAGAAGGTATTCTTTTACTTTCAAAGTGCCGACAAACTATATTCCACAACAACACGCATTGATTATTAAAGTTTGTTCTGGAAATGCTGACATGAGACAAGGGACAGCGATTTGTGTAAGTGGTGTAACGCTATACAGTGGCAAATATGCATCTATGTATAATTGGGATCGTGCTGCAGCAGAAAGAGCAGATGGCATTCAGCCGTTTAACGCACTTGCTGTAGGTGGTGTGAATAATAATATAACCCCAGCACCAGACGGACAAACGTTTGATCTAAGTACTGAAAAAGAAGTTAAAATCTTTAGGAATATACGAGCAATGCAGGGAATTAACTTAGGTGGCGGTGGATTCCAACAATGGGGGCATATTCGTTTTACAGACGGTAATGCTGGAGCGGGTTTTTATGTGAGTACGCCAAGTGGTTGGAAATTTAACGCACTTGGATAGAGAGGAAGGATTGGACATGGATATTAATTATATGATGCCTTTTCAGGAAGGCGAAACGCTTCCTTATATGGGAAGAATAGTAGACGTAAAACGAACGGAAACAGGAGTCTTTATACAAGTACCTGCTGACATGTTAGATAATGCAGGGGTTTCCAATGATACGAGTAAAGTTGAGGTGTGGAGGGAAATGTCTGATGGAACTATTGGTTTTAGGGTTTTAACGAAATGTGAGTTATGTGGTTGTGGAGCCAAATTATATGAATTGAACTTAGGAGTTGCTAAAAGGAACATTTGTGCAAATGATTATTTTAAACTTACAGGTGAATATCCGCCACAAGAGCCATTAACAATTGAAAATAAAACGCAAATAGGGCAGCCATAAGCTGTTTTTATTTTGCACAAAATAAGGCTTTAATTCAATTCATCAATCAAGAGAAGTGATTTCACTTCTCTTTTATTTTTAGGAGATGATCAGTGTGAAACGAATAGTAGACCAAGCAATCTATGAAAAGTATGTTAGCCAAGAAAATAAAAATTTAGTCAAAGATTTTCTCATTGAAAAGAAAGCACAAGGAAAAGCGGCCAGCACTTTACAGCAATACAATTGGGATTTACGAATTATTCTGTTTCTGATACATGAACACTTCGAAAATAAGAAGATTATTGATTTAACACGTAAAGATATTCGGAATTTATCTATTATCTTTCAAGAGATGGGAATGTCAAACGCACGTGTGAATGGATTGATGAGTGCATTACGTTCAGCTCTTGAGTTTTGTGCTGACGATGATGATTATAATTATGAGTTCAACGTGGGCTCAAGGGTGCGTGGTTTACCTAAGAATCCAATTCGAGACATCACATTTATAACTGAGGACCAGATTAATTGGCTAATCGATGAATTACTTGAGCAAGAAAAATATATGTTGGCAACGTATTTAGCTCTTTCTTATTACAGTGCAGCTAGAAAGAACGAGGTTTACCAGGTTCAGAAAGAAGGGTTAACAGAAAACTATTATACAAATGTGGTACGTGGGAAACGTGGTAAGAAGTTTAGATTATATTACAATCATCGGGTGCAGAAATGCATTCGTTTATATATAAAACAACGAGGTAAGGATACTATTCCAGATTTGTTTGTGCGTGTTTATAAGAATGGTGAGAGAAAAAGATTGAACAAGAGTGTATTTAATTATTGGTGCGACATTTTTGCTAAGATGCTGAACGAAAAGGAAGGGAAGGAATTTAAAATGAATCCGCACTGTTTCCGTCACAGCAGATTAGACAATTTAAAAGTACAGGGAGTGCCGCTAGAAAAATTAAAATCACTCGCTAACCATTCTGATATTTCAACGACTGAATCTTATCTGAAGGATAGAAGTGAAGAAGATATTGCAGAGATATTTGGGATGGATCCAAGTTACTTTGCGGCTTAATCAGGAGCATATGTATGCTTCTTTTTTTATAGATAAAAAGGAGATGAGAACAGTGGAGGATGCAATTTTTAATTCAATGGTTCAACAAGGAGCATTCGCAGCGTTATTCGTGTGGATGCTTTTTACTACGCAAAAAAAGAATGAACAGCGTGAAGAGCAGTACCAAAAAGTGATTGAAAAAAACCAAGCGGTCATCGAAGAGCAGGCAAAAGCATTTGGTTCACTTTCAAAAGATGTATCAGATATTAAACAAAAAATCATGGGGAATGGTGATGAAAAATGAAAAAGACATTAAAGCATATTTCTTCTGTAGTCTTTGCGGTTATTTTAGTTTTATCCATTGCGACAAGCGCTTTTGCTGATAGAACACTTATTATTCCAGATTTACCCAAACAACCATATCGTTACGGTGTTGGCGCTTACGAGGGAGTTGTAGCTCATTCTACTGCAACTCCAGAAGCACCAGCTATCAATATTCAAAAATATGAGTCTCGTACATGGAGAAACGCATTTGTTCACTATGCAGTTGACTGGAATGAAACAATCCAAATTGCTGATACAAAGTATATTGCTTATGGTGGTGGACCAGGAGCAAATAAACGCTTTGTACATGTTGAACTTTGCGAAACAGCAGATTACGATAAATTCAAACGCAGTTATGATAAATACGTGAAGTTACTTGCTAAAATCTTACGTGATCGTGGTTTATCTGTGGAAAAAGGATTATGGACTCACTATGATGTAACAAAATACCTTGGTGGAACAGATCATGAAGATCCACTTGATTACTTAAAGTCTCATGGCGTTTCAGAAGCTCAATTTAGAGCGGATGTACAACGAGCATACAATAATTCTAGTGTAGATGTTTCTGTTCCTGAGAAGCCATCTAAACCATCGGAAATACCAACAGCATTAACAGACGGTATCGCCTATATTGAAGGTTACAACGTAAACTTACGTAAAGGACCAGGTACAAGCTATTCTAAGATTCGTCAGTTGAACAAACCAGAATCTTATATTGTGTGGGCTGAAAAAGACGGTTGGTTAAATCTTGGTGGAAATCAGTGGATTAAGAACGATCCATCTTATGTAAAATTTAATAAGAAAAGCACAGTAGATTCTTCTATTGTTGGAAAGCGTGTTGTTTCAAAAGTTAACAATCTACGTTTCTATGATGCTCCATCTTGGCAAGATAAAGATGTGGCTGGAACTGTAGATTTAGGATTAGGATTCACGATTGATGCAAAAGTAAGTGTTAATGGTTCACCACAATATAAAGTTCACAATAGTAAAGGTAAAACATACTATGTAACAACAAATGAAGCCTATGTGTATGTGAAGTAAGGTGAAACTAAAAGAGGCTCTCCTTGTCTATGTAAGGAGGCCTCCTCTAGGAATGTCAGTAATTTGTATAGCTTATTGCATTATATGCGATATTTTTAACTATTATAACTTAGAAAATAAAATTGGAAGGTGAAAACGGAGCACTCTTGACTAAGGAATACTCTGATTTCCAACAAAAGAATAGTTTTATGAATAAAAATATCATCTGATTCTATAAGTAGGTAATTATATCTTGAATTTCAGATTTATAAATGTTAGTGTAAATATACACCGTTTCTTATTTATCTATGAACCAGTATCTGTAGAACGAATAGATTAATTTAAAAAATCCCCTTTCGCACCCATATGCAGAAGGGGATTTTTCATTAATCAATATTGTTTAGATAGTACATGTAACCCCAATTCTCCGTTTGACCACTGCCCACAAAAATGACCACACACTTAAAATAAATTAAATTCATTCAAAACAAAAAGAAGGCATTTGGATTTATTTTCTTTGCAGAAGAATGCACTATAGTAGTATAGGGTACACCAAAAGATATGATATACTTTATACGACTCATGTGGAGTGTGTGGCTTGGCTTAAGTTAGTATAAGTAGGAAAGCAGATGATATAGGAAAATCTATATCATCTGCTTTTTGGTTTGTCACGCTATTTACGGGCAGTAAGCCCCTACTTCAAAATTCAGCAAAAATAAAGAAGTCTAAACACGATTATAGAAATGAAGCCAAAGGGCGTCTTATATGTATCATGTAACCTAGCAACATTAGCATGCGACTTAAAAGTACTAGAAGAAGGTGGATATAAAATACAGGAAGTACAACCTGTTGATATGTTCCTGCATACTATTCACGTGGAATGTATCTCGAAACTCATTTTAAAGAAAGGCAACTAGCCCACCGGACGTTGCCTTCATTCTTACAATGATCTTCTCCATCAGGGAACGAAGCCCCTTAGCTTTAAACGATTGATAGCTCGTTCAGTATTGTTCCGGATTGTATTTGAAGGTGGAATTGTTTTGGCTGATTTTATGTTCCTCCTGGAAGTTTATTTTGTTTCGGCAGTTCCTCCACCGGCAGAAAAAAACATAACCATTCCATGAAAAAAATAATAGATAAATTTTGGAAGGGAAAAGTTATAATAATATTAGAGGTGCATAATTCTTTGGGAATTACAAGGCATCAAAGAGGGGTCCAAATTAGCAAAATTAATCCTTACAGGCACCGCACCTACATAGGAGATTTCTGACATACACCTTATGATAGCTTGAACGAAAGAATATATGAGCATTGAATCTGCGAGACATTGGATGGTATACCGCTGTGAGCCATGTGGACATTCACTTGGGCAATTGTAATAAATATTAATTTTACCATTAAAAGGAAAGTTGGTGAACGCTATTTCCACTTCCCTACTGCTTAAATATTTCAAGAAATTCAATTATCATCTATAGGTCTTTTGCCATTAATATATAAATCAATGCGAAAAACTGAGAAAGCAGGAGTATTTTTAAGAAAACTATTAGTTTATAGAGGGAGGATATATGGGGAAGGGTAATTTGGCTGAAAAGGTATTAGACTATTGGTTTGCATTAGAATTCCTATCACAGGACTCATATTCTGAAAGCCGGGATGTGCGAAATAGAATCGAGATCCACAAAGAAAAGGTGCGCCTTGGGACAAATAAAAATAAAACAATATCCCATTTCATATCATTAAGTGGTAATGAAGACTTATATGAAGTACTTTCGAAAGAGGCCTATGCTTGTGGAATGAAAAAATGGGGAAATCTGACCATTTATATAGGCAAGGTAAAAAGGGAGAAGTGTATTGAGTGCATTTCGAAAATTTTACCATTTGATCCAGAGGATGAAAATAGACCGGAAAAAAGCTCGGACAAGATTGCATGGGTTAGTTTGCAACTTTCTCCGGATGGAAACTATGTAGAGCATTCCTTGTCCTTATCCACAATAATCTGGGCTCTAAATCAGATTAAAAATGCAAAGGGGAATATCTCCGATTCTCTAGATGACAAACTATATAACGATGCAAAGGAAAAACTTGAAAAAAAGTTCTTTAATAAAGAATCTACATTAAATGCAAACAATAACGAGGGAAAAAAGCGGGAAATAAATGCTTCTGATCAGAATGCTGATGAGGAAGAAAAACTACAGATATTTTCTGCGAGTGCCATTTCTCTTAGAAAGCTGCATGATTTATATGAAGAAGTAGAGAAAAAATATATTAAAGGAAACATTCAGAATACAGAAGATGATAAGGATGCCTATGAAGAGATTTATGGTATCAGTTTCCAATTATTTGCAGACGAGACTACAAAAGAGAAAAAGGAGGATGATAACTATTCTGGATTAAGTCATGATTATTATTCAGATGATATAAAGCTTGTTATCGAGAGGCATCGAAGTGGAGCTTTAGTTAAAGAGGGATACATGGGAAGTGACATCCTTAAATACGTTACTGTATTAGAAGACGAGGATACGACCAAGAATAATCGAATCGATTTGGTAGATCCAAAGGAGCAAGGAGAGCAGGAGTATCTAAGTCAGATTAACGAGATTTTATCAGTTGAAAATGCACCTGTAGGAAAGTGGCCTTCAAGATTTATGCCTGCGTTTATGCAGCAAATGGCAGTTAATTTAGCTATAGGTAAAGGTACGTCTAATCTATATGAGATAAATGGCAAGGTATTTTCTGTAAATGGCCCTCCAGGTACTGGAAAGACAACACTTCTTAAGGAAATCGTTGTAAGTAATATTATAGAGAGGGCTATTTTATTATCAAAGTATGATGACCCTAACGATGCTTTTATGCAACATGATTTTATTCATGGAGAAAGAGAAGAAAATGCATATTCTACATATACACGGCATTGGTATAGTTTGAAAAATGACGCGATAAATAACTTTAGTATATTGGTAACATCCTGTAATAATGCGGCTGTTGAAAATATTTCTAAAGAACTCCCTAAGGGTATGGTTGGTGATTTGGCACCGTTAGATGATGATCCTGAAGAATTAAGGAATATGCTTGCAGAGGTTGGAAAGCTTTTTGATCCTGCTGAATCGAAAGTGATGGAAACTCCTTATCAAGGTGAGTCCTATAAGGACGTTTATTTTACAAAGTATGCACAGAATCTCCTAGAGAATAGTGAGGCATGGGGATTAGTTGCAGCATCATTAGGAAAGAAATCCAATCTAAGTAATTTTTATAATCATGTGCTTTATCCATTAGGACGTGACTTTTATAAAAATAAGGATATGGCTCCAGATAGGGTTAAATCATATAAGGATTCAAAAAAGAAATTTGAAGAACAGCTTAAAGTTGTAAGAGATATGCAGAATACTCTTAGAAAGGCAGGGAATTTATTTGCGCAGAAAGTAGCAGCAGAACGAGAGGTGTATGAAACTGTTGAAAGCTGTAATGCGTTAATTCAAGCAAGTAGGGAAAAAATTGAAAGTACAAAAAAAGGAATAACTGAATTAATTGCCAGAGAAGAAAAACATCGTACAAAAGCAGTTTCTTGTAAAAGTGCATTTCGTCAAGTAGATGAGGAACTCAGCAATAAAAAAAGAGAATTGAAAACTGCTAAGTCAAAAATAAAAGAATTTTTGGAAAAAGAAGTATGCACAAGAAATTCAATGCCTTTATGGAAAAAATTTCTCAATAAGGCTAAATATGAAGCTACCATGAAATTGGCAGATGAATATAGGAAAGAATCTGAGAATCAGAGGGATCAAGTGAGTTCATTGGATTCAGAAATAAAACAGCTTACAGAGACTTCCAAGCAGGCAGAAGTTCTTTATAATCAGACACAGCGAGAATATGATGAACTAAAAGAGGAGATTAATAGTTATTCAAAAACTATTTCTGCAGAAGAAAAGAAGATTGTGGATTGTGAGTCAACGATATCGAAAGCCCATACTAAATTAGAAAGTTTTAAGAAAGGGTATGAGTCCGAAATTGCTAAATTTACAGGGACAGATGCTGTAGATACAGGTCTGATAATAGACGAAGAATTTGTAAGGCATTTGTTATCGAATGATGTAGATGAATCAACAATTGCACAGGTTTCAAATCCAGGGTTTACGCAAAGGTATAATCGTGAAAGAGAAAAATTATTTGGTTATGCTATGCGGATGAATAAGGAGTTTGTTGTATCTTCTAATCACTGCAGGGATAACTTTGTTACTTTGTCTCATTACTGGGGATTAAAAGCAGGAGATGAGAACGAAAGAATTATTTTCCATAAAGAAGACAAGGAGGCTTTGATTCCGGCTTTATTCCAAACACTATTTTTATTAGTACCTGTGCTTTCATCCACATTTGCATCTGTTGGTACTTTTTTAAGGGATGTGAAGCAACCTGGGGTTATAGGTATGCTTGTTGTTGATGAGGCAGGTCAAGCTCAGCCGCAAATGGCATTGGGTGCTTTATATAGAAGCCGTAGTGCTGTGATTGTTGGAGATCCTAAACAGGTTGAGCCAGTTGTCACAGATGATTTGATGCTTCTGAAAAAAGCGTATAGTGATGAGGCATTAAAGCAATACAAGAAAAAGTCTCTTTCTGTTCAGGGATTTGCAGATCGTTTAAATACCTTTGGAACCTACTTAGACAACGGGACTGATTATCCAGAATGGGTTGGATGTCCTTTGTTGGTACATAGACGTTGCATTTCACCGATGTATGATGTTTCAAATGAGATATCTTACAACGGTATTATGAAACAGCAGACAAGGTTGCCAAAACCAGAAAAGGCAAAAAAATTCATCTATGACAAATCGCAGTGGATTAATGTTAAAGGTTCGGAGAAAGGTAATAAGAATCATTTTGTTGAAGCTCAGGGACAAAAGGTCTGTGAACTATTAGAGATAGCATTTTCTAAGAATCCTGATCCGAGTATTTATATTATTAGTCCATTTACAACTGTTGTTTCTGGGATAAAGGACTATATTAAAAAATATTGCCATAAGAATAGCGGTACTACAAAGATTAACAGTGACTATATTCTTGAAAATGATCAGAAGAAGATTGGAACAGTTCATACTTTCCAAGGTAAAGAGGCTGAAGAGGTTATTTTCCTTCTTGGTTGCGATACAAGCGAAGACGCTAAAGGTGCAATACGATGGGTAAATAAAAACATTGTAAATGTTGCAGCTACACGTGCTAAATTTCGTCTATATGTGATTGGTGATGAAGATGCTTGGAAATCTTCTACATGTGTCAGCATGGCAAAGGAAATAATGGATACATTAGCTATAAAGGAAATCAAGGCAATTCTTGAAGATGATTTGTCAGAGCAAGAATTGCAGAAGGCTTTAGTTGAGGCTTCGAGAGGATTACCGCCAGTAACTTCATTTTCAGTAATGGAAATAGGGGCTGAGAATGATGTCGTTGATTATAGTGTTGATACTTCGGGGCTGATTAAAGGTTTAAATGAGGAGTTTCTTAAGACAGAGTTATCTACAGAGCAACTTGAAAGGTTTGGATTTAATGATATGAAAGATCTGGATGGTTTCTCTGTAAAGGTTAAAGAAAATCTGCTTCTTGGCATGAAACTTTTCTTCTTGCTAGAGCCGGTATACAAATTGAATGATCAGTTGGATGCATCATGTTGTGCAATTCTTTTCTGCAAGGCAATGGAATTGCAAATGAAGGATTGCTTTACAGTGAGTTTAAAAGAAATCTTCCCAAATTATAAGGTTAAAGGAGTCGGAAAAGGAAGAGATAGAATTGCTTTAAAAGATGCGAAAAATAAGGAACTAACATTGGGTGCTTTTGATACCATTCTGAAAAATAATGGTTCGGAGCTTGGCCGAAGAATGGAGATGATTGGCAAAGACACATATGATGAGGCTTGGTGGAGCTCATTTGAAGACAAATTGGGTGATTATACTAATAGAAGAAATAAGTGTTGCCGTAATGGTTCATTTAGCTGGAAGGAGCAGTCATTCTTATTATTTGATATGTTCAAGCAGGGTGATGCGAAGCAACAAAAACAAAATAAGCCAATTGGTGGAATCTTGTTCGAAAGTAAGGTAGGAGAGAGTCTCGCTGCCAATTGA